ATAATAACAAATTTGATATCTTCTTCTATGAGAGAAGTGAGAGAAGATAAAGACTTGTTAGATTCATATAGTCCTAATCAGTTTTTGTCAAAACTAAATTTAATTAATCATATTAGAAGTCTTAACATTTTAAATAAAGATTCTGAAATAGTTATATTTGGTTCGTGGTATGGCAGTATATTAATACCAGCATTTTATGATGAGGTTAAAAAGATTACATGTATTGACCAAGACCCTAAAGTTATTAGTAGAGCTAAACACAATTTATTTAAAGATTTAGATATTGATTTTATTACAGGTGATGTATTTGAATTTAGAGACCAATATAAAACTGCTGACTTGTTTATCAACACCAGTTGTGAACATATGAAACCTATGAGAGAATGGGGACCAGCACCAACATATAAAAATCCTTGGTGGGATAGAGTGTCGCCAGCTTACTTTGCGTTTCAATCAAATGCAATGTTTGATATACCAACACATATTAATTGTGTTAATAATATAGAAGAGTTTAAGAAACAGTTACCAGATAGAGCCGAGGTATTGATAGAAGATAAAATACCAGATGAAAGAGGCACTAGATTTACATTGATAGGAAAGATATGAAAAGAGTAATTTATAGTTTGTATGTTGACGTACCAGCTAAAGAGCATTTTGGCGATTCTAAAAACAAACATGATACAGTAGACAAGGCAAATGTAACAATCAATGCATTTAAAAAACACTATGATAGGTTGATTGAAACTAAAATCACATACGCTGAGTATTGTGAGGCCGAGTTTATTATGTTTGAATATGACGAACAATACCAAACATTTGAAAAAAACTTTTTAAAAGACTTTCCTATGTTTACCGGTTATGAGATTATTAACTTCTATAAGATACATTTACTATATGAATTATCTAAAAAGTATGATGAGATACTATACTTAGATTTTGATGTGATACCATTTACAGATGAGTCATTCTTTGATGTGTGGGATTTAACTAAAGGTATTTGTGTATATAACAATAACGACCAAGTAGTTAATAATGTAAATGTAAATCATAGTATTAGAAGTCCGTCAGCAAAGTATTTCAACTGTCAAGCAATGCTTATAGAAAGTGGTGAGAGTCATAGAAATGATGTTATCAATACAGGTATTATTGGTGCAAGAAAAGAAGACATACAAAAATTAGATTTCTTTGGTAAATTTAAAGAAACGATTGACATGATGACAGAATTAAGAAATGATACAAGTGGTTTATATCCTCAAAATATTATTGATATGTTTAGATATGACAATGAAACAATCTTCTCATTTAAACGAGAAGTCAATCATATAACAATACAATGGCTTGATGACAAATGGCATTACTTCTTAGATAAACAAAAGTTTATACCTAAAGACACAAAATTAGTACATTGTATCTGTAAAGACTTTGACTTGGTTTGGAGAAATCATGCTTAAAATATGTACAGTATATTTTGAAGGCACCTACACGCCAGATTATGTATCTAAACTTTATAGAAGCTTAAAAAGAAACTCTACTATACCATTTGAGTTTATATGTTTAAGTGATACAGATGTTGAGGCTGATGTTGTATTACCTTTTAACCATCATAGTGATATAAAAAAACATTGGCATAAATTAAAATACTTTAGTCCACAGTTTGCCAATCAGAAACCTGGTGACGATATAATAATAATGGATATAGACCAAGTTATTTTAGGTAATATAGATGACCTTTTAGGTTTTCCCGTACAAGAGAATGAGTTGATATCATACAATCCATGGTGGGATACTAATTTAAAATTACAAGGCGGATTTTATAAGTTTAAATCAGGTAGTTTAAAGCAGATATGGGACGACTTTTCTATAAATCCTGAATACTGGCAATTACATTTCTATAATAAAGGTGATGTACATTTTAAGTATTATGGTGAACAAAACTATGTTGATTGGAAAGTACAAGAACACAATATTAAATTAACAACAACTCCTAAAGAGTGGTTAGGTAAACTAACAAACGACTTTAAAGAAAATGTTGCCTTAAATACATTATATGCTAAAGAGTGTAAGACAGAGTACATGATACTTGATAGGCCTCATAAATATATAAAAGTATTACATTTTACAGGACCAGGTAAAACTATACACGAACATAATCAATCCTTTATAAAGGAGAATTGGAAGTAATGGACGAATGGCAAAAAAAGTGGGGCGAATTAGTTTCGCTTAGAAACGGTAGAGAAGAGGATATTAAAAATATGTTCTATGAGTGGAATGAAGAAATGGACATTATAAGAAAAATCCAAAAATGTCAAAGAGTTTGGGACCATTCAAAACCTATGATGAAAGAAGTTATTGATTATCTACTATGGACTGCCGAAAACTCTCCTTCAAAACAACATGAAGCATACTATGATGTTTACTGGACTGCTGATAGAAAAGTATTAGACGAATTATCAAAATACACATGGGGTTGTACACATAATCGTAAACCACCATCTACTTGGCAAAATTCACAAATGAACGCTAATATGTATATTTTATTTGTTGCAAAAGAACCTGATACAAAATTAAATTGTAATGCTGATGGAACTTTAAAGGGTAATGATGTGGCTGCTCGTTGGGAAAATGCATATGTGAGTATAGGTATTGCAATGGGATTGGTAATGAGAGCTGCAGCTAAAATAGGTTTTGCTACAGGTTGCAATAAAAGTCATGGCGATTTAAATGGTAATAAATTCTGGGAAAAGAAATTAGGAATACTTGAAGATGTTAAGTCAGGCAAAAAGAAAATAACATACGGCATAGGCATTGGTTATCCTAAAAAAGGAGTTGAACGTTGGGAGTCCGACCAAACTGAATTAGCTATTGGTGCCGGCAACGGAAGCAATTTAGCAACAGATGAGTCATTAGACAAAAACGAAAATGGTAAACCATTTAGAAAAATTAAAATTGTAGATGTTGAAAAACATGGTGGTGAACAAATGCAAGACCCTTATGGTGAATGGCATGTTATACCAAAAAAGGCAGATATTAAAATTAATACTATGAGAGTGAGACACGTAAAAGTGAGAGAAATCAAGTGAGAATAATATGTTGTAGATTCGGTAATAAGTTTACTCAATGGCATGTAGATAATCTAAAACATATGATAGATGAATACTCTGGTCTAAAGTATGATAGTTTTGAAGTTATTGAAGATGACCTATATGGTAATTGGTTTAATAAGTTTCAAATGTATGATAGATTTAGAGATGGTGAAAATCTATACTTTGATTTAGATATGATTATCTACGATAGACTACCAAATCTAGTTAGAAAAAACTTTACATTATTAGATGATACTTGGTGGCGTGAACCAGCACACACACCTCTAAACTCTTCTATTGTATCTTGGACAGGTGATGTATCTTATATATGGGATAAATTTAAAAAAGACGATACCCATTATATAGAAACATATACAAAAGGTAGTGATGAATGGTATTACAAAAATATTAAATACGAAACATACGATAAGGTGTGTCCTTCAATTAAACATTATCTTTATCAAAAACCACCACAGTTTAGTATTTGTACATTAGGTCAAATGCACCATTTACAAGAAAAAGGATGGTCAGGTTGGTATGATAAATACTTCATGGAAAGAGGTTGATAAAATGAATGATGATGATAAAGCTTTATTGCGTTTAAATACAATGTCTGATTGGATTGAATTAAATCCAGGATTTAAAAAAGATAAACTATTAGAAGAATTAAAACCTTTTGAGAATGATTGGAAGAAATATAATCCTAAGAAACCAAACAATCGTTTTGGATTAAGTGTAACTAGTATTGATGGTGGTCTTCATGGCATTCCTGATTTGACAAGTTTAAGAGATTGGGAAATACAAACAGGTGAACGAATACACAACCATGATATAAATGTACCTACAGATGTATATAAGAATTGTCCTACATTACAAGCAATATTAGAACCATGGAAACCTTGGTTAGGTCGTTGTCACTTTTTACGAATGGATAGAGGTAGTTTCTTTCCTGAACACTTTGATATTAACAAAGAAGATTATGATTATGATGAAGTTAGAATGATAGGTTTTGTCAAGTGTAATGAATATGATTTTAAATGGATTTATGATGACAAAGTTATCAAAGGCAATCAAGGTACTCTATGGTATTTTAATGGTAATAAAAGACATAGTGTATTTTCATTTAAAGACGGAATAATCTTATTAGTAATGTGCTTAAAGTTTGATAAACAACTGTTTCAAAAGATGTTGGACCATGGCAAGGTAAAATAAATGTTTTCTATATTATGGTGTCTATTAGGAATTGTAACTGGAGTGTTGTTTGGTGTTATACCAGGCGCTGGTCCTTTTCTTGCAATCGCAACATTATATCCTCTACTACAGATTTTAGACCCTTTTAATATATTACTCTTTTATATTTCACTTCTTATCACAACAAATTATACTAATTCAGTAACAGGTATTCTTTATGGCATACCAGGTGACGCAGCTGCCGTAACGACTGCTAGACATGGCCATAAATTATTTCTAAAAGGTAAAGGACATTTAGCTGTTAGTAATAACGCAATTTCAAGTACAATAGGTTCTGTCTTTGCAATCATCTTATTCTTATTATTTCTACCTAGTATATACAGTATATTTCAATTCTATAATAGTACCTTACAACTAGGTATTATATGTACAGCAATAGTCTTTTTAACATTGTTATCGAAACAAAAGATATGGAAAACTGTATCTCTTTTTCTATTTGGTGGTGTGTTAGCAAAGATAGGTTTTAATAATACAACTTATGAAACATGGGGAACATTTAACATAGATTACTTAACACTAGGTATTCCTTTTAGTGCTGTAATGATTTGTCTGTACATTGTACCAGAATTATTAAAGTTTAGAGATGTTGAAATGGGAAAACAAAAGAAGATTAATAAATTTGGTTATGACCCAAGCACAATAACATCTACGGGTATAGGAAGTTTTGTAGGATTTTGGTGTGGTCTTATACCAGGCGTGACGAATATATTAGGTAGTTATCTAAGTGCCAACCTTGTTAAGAAAGATTTAAATAAGATAGCAGCTGCTGAGGCGGCCAATAATAGTGGTGCGTTAAGTTCATTATTACCTCTAATCATACTAGGCATACCAATCGTTGGTAGTGAAGTATTGATTTTTTATTTGATTGTCACAAAAGGTTTTATCTTTAGTGTAGATACTATGAATTATTTTACAGATATTTTGTATTACATACCTATTGTCTTAATTATATGTGTAGTGTTATCATGGGGTTGTTTCAATATACTAGGTCAACTAGCACAAATATATAAGAAACATAAAAATATATTAATAATTTCTATTGTAACATTCATATGTATTATGAGTATAAACATCTATCCTGTAAAAGAATGGTTGATTATATGTTTATTAGTATTAGGTCTTATAGGTTATCTATTAAGAAAGTTTGATACTTTTCCTATACTATATGGTTACTTCTTAACAGATTTATTTTGGGATAACTTAATGAGAGTGATGGTGATATATTAATGAAACATTTAATACTAGGATATTCAAGAGCGAAGAACAAATGGCAATGTCTTGAAAGAGCATTAAAAAAGAATGGTCACGAAGTAGATGTTGTTACTGAAAACTTTGATGATATAGTAGGTCCTTATGATAGAATTTACACTGTATCAGAAAGTTTATTACCATTACATGCCAAATTAGAAAAGTTGTGGGGGTTAAATAATATATCTGAAAAGGCTGCTGATATTTTATCAGACAAATCAAAGATGGATAACTGGTGTATTAATCTAGGCCTTAGAAGTATCATACCTCATAGTGTCATTCCTACTAAACATACAGATTTAGATGTATTTGAAGATACTCCTTTTATAATAAAACCAATCATTGGTTCGGGTGCAAAACCAGGTGGTTTAAATTATATATCTTTTAGAAATAAGAAAGAATTTTTACTACATGCTGGTTCATCATTCTTTGATGATAATAAAAAAGGCAAGCTAGATGGTGAGTTTAATAATCGTAAAAATTATTATATGGCTCAAGAACAATTGCCTGACCATTCTGTTATGTGGGGTCCATATGGATATGTAAATGATAAAGGTAAGTTTAAAATTTTAATGTGGGTTAGAGGCGAAATCTTATACAATAAAATTGATGAATACTCATATGAAACTAAAAATGGTTCGTGGATGAGTTTTGATGAAAAAGAAGTGCCTACAGATATAAAAGAAAATGCTTACAACTTTTTTAACAAACTCATTTCAAGTTTAAAACTAAAGAATATGTTTTTTTCTGGACCTGATTTTTATAAATGGGAAGATATGATAAAGTATATAGATTGTAACCCTAGATTAGGACAAGGTCTACAACAGATGGATGACGTACATAAGAGTAAGATAGTGGCAAAAATTTTAAATGATGAACCGATTTCGTTTGATAGACAGATATATTGGGCTGTGTCTAATTTAAAACCTGGTAAAATAAAGTCTATGAAAAATATTAATCACTTGAAAGGTTATTGGTGTAAGACAAACAATGATAGATTAAGGCCTGGTGAAACTGTACCTAAGTTTGCACATATCACTACAGAAAAGGCACCTAGAATTTCTTTTTTAATAACTGGAGTTAACGAATCTGATATGAAAAAAACTTACCAGACCGTTAACACCGAATTACAAAATTGTATTGAGTATTATTAGTTACTATTTAAAGCAACGGCAGCCTCAACTTTATTTACAAGTGAAGAAGCATTGTCTTCATTCATAACATACGTAGCTGAACCTTCAAAGGCAGTTTGCCATGCTTCTGTATTTGTTAAGTCTGATACAACTTTTCTTAGTTGTTCAACAGTTCCGTTTTCAGGATTAACAGTTAGAATAACATCAACAAATGCAAACTCTAAATCGCCTTTAGAACTAAACGCAAAACAATTTCCGTCAGCTTCTACTTTAGCTTGTTTAGTTTGAATTGTAAAGATAGTATCAGCGTCTTTACCTAGATAGCCTCTAGTTGTAGCACCACTACCATCATAAGGTACAATTTCAAATGTAAAGTTATTTGATTTTGATAAGTCACTCATAAATTTCTCAACAGCTGGAGATTTTCCCCACGTTGCAATTTTAATATTTTTACCAGACATATCTGATAATGACTTGTACACACGACTACAAAGTATTGTTTCGTATGCTGTAACACCAACAATTGTATTTTTATCCATAGTCACAGATGGAAGAGTTTTATCTCCAGGCCATTCTGTTGACCAGACAGTAAGAACATTACCTTTATCAAAGTGTGTTCCTGCCACTACAGGATTGTTTGCCTGAATAACATTGGTATTATCCAATTTCTCAGAAATCATTGTTAGTATTTGGTGAAATGCACCTGAGTCACTTCCTGCATTGACTACGGTTGTACTTCCTGCATATGAGATATTAGCACATAATAACATCAAAGTTGCAATAATATATTTCTTCATTTTAGTTCTCCTTTATTTAATGAACATACTTATTTATGTTGGTCTGGATTATACACTTTTCTATAAAAATGTCAAGCGTGGAATAGAATTAAAAGGTCATTCGTTCTTCTTTTAAGTTCTTATCTATAGTAGGTAATTTAGCTCTTTCTTCAAGCCATTTCTCTGCTGTTTCTTCGTCTTCAAAATCTCTGGTCATTAGAACAGTTTTCTTATCTGATAATAAGGTAGCTTCTTTATTATCCTGATATTTATTATCATTAGCAATGTGGGCATCCAAAGCGCTTTTATCATCTACACCGGCATTTTCATCTTTAAAAAATTCACTAACGGTTTCGAAAGTTTGGTCTGGATTGGTCACATTTTTGTACATTAATTTAAGTGATATCATAAGTTTCTCCTTTTCATTATATTTATGTGTATAAATAGTACCATTATAGGAGAATAGATTATGATTACAATAGATGGAAAAGAGTATGATGAGGCGAAATTCAGTTCTGAATTGAGAAATTATATAACAGCACGACAAGAAGTTGTAGTAAGTAAGACTAGACTTATGGTTGAGATGGAAAAGACAGACGTATTGACGAAGTATTATAATGAAAAAATCGTAGAGATGTTGAAGACTGAAAGTAGTGGTTTTCAATCAGCAGAAAAAACAGAAGAGTAGAAACATATGGCAGCAATAGCTAACTTATCGGTAGACCAAGGCGCAACCTTTAGTTCGGATGTAACAGTCGCAGACGCTAATGGAAGTCCTTTTAATTTATCTGGTTATACAGCAGAGGCCAAATTAGCTAAAGGGTACAATAGTGTTAATACTAGAGTATCTTTCACAGCAACAGTAGCCGCAGACGCTACAACTGGTGTGGTTTCTTTACTATTATCTAAAACTCAGACTGAGGCGTTAGATGATACTCGTTATGTTTACGATTTAGAAATTACGCAAACTAGTAGCGGAAACGTTACCAGAGTAATTGAAGGAATAATTACAGTCCGTCCACAAGTTTCAGTATAATACAACTCCTTATCATTATAAATAGTACAAAGAGGGAGCATTAATGCCTGATATTACAGCAAGAATTAACGTTAACACATCAGCGGGTCCAGAAAAAGTATCAGTTACTTTGCCATCGGCTCAGGCAGCAGCCAACAGTTCCTTACAATTAAAACAGTTGGGTGATGTAGACGCAACCACATTAAGTGATGGTTCGCTACTACAATATAGAGCAAGCGATGGTAAATTTGTAACAAGAACAGAAATTGTTACAACAACGGGAACGCTGTTATTTAACTGTGGGAGTTTTTAAATAAGATATGGCAACAATAATTCAAATCAAAAGAAGTTCGGGTACTACTACCCCAGCGACTCTTAAACAAGGTGAATTAGCTTACACCTACGGTTCAGGTACTCAAGCAAATAACGGTGATAGAATATTTTTAGGTACTGGTTCAGTTGATGGAAACGGTGACGCAGTAAGTATTGATATTATCGGTGGTAAGTATTTTACATCAATTTTAGACCACGTTCAAGGAACACTAACTGCTAACTCAGCCTTAATTGTTGACTCAAACAGTGCAGTAGACCAGTTCATTGTTGGTACTTCAGCAACAGTCGGTGGTACAATCAAATTTAACGAGGGTACAAATAACGGTTCAAACTTTATTGCCCTTAAATCTCCAAACGCCGTAACTGCCACTCAAACATTCGTATTACCGGATGGTGACGGTACTGCTGGTCAGTTCCTAAAAACAGATGGTTCAGGCAATTTAGATTTCGCAACTGTCAATCAGTTTATTGATATAGCTGGTGATACAGGAACAGACACATATAATACGGCAGAAACTTTAACGTTTGCTGGTGGTTCTGGACTTGAAGCAGTCATAACAGATAACTTAATTACATACAATGCAACAGCATTAACAAATTCAAACTTATCAGGTTCAGCTGCAATATCAAATGCTAACCTTTTAAATCCTACAGTAACATTAGGTTCATCTACATTAACATTAGGTGCAACTACAACTGATATTGCAGGATTAACTTCACTAGTTGTTGATGACCTTACACTTAATGGTCAATCAATAACAACTACTGCTGGCAATAAAGATATTACTTTAACGCCACACGGAACAGGTACAGTAATTGTACCATCAGGTTACGAAGATAGAAGTGGTTTCGCAGGACAATCATTAGCAAACAAAGCATATGTTGACCAAGTTGCTCAAGGACTTGACGCTAAACCATCTGCTAAAGTTGCTACGACAGCAAACTTAGCTTCAACTTATTCAAACGGTACTGCCGGAGTTGGTGCAACATTAACTGCTTCAGCAAACGGCGCATTATCATTAGATGGTGTTTCGCCAACTGTTGCAGATAGAATTTTAGTTAAAGACCAAACAACAGCTGCTCAAAACGGTATCTATGTTGTTACTACAGTTGGTGACGGTTCAAGTGCCTTTGTATTAACAAGAGCAACTCCAGAAGACCAACCTTCTGAATTATCAGGCGGTTCTTTTGTATTTGTAGAAAGTGGTACTGCCGGTGGTAGTAACGGTTATGTATTTACTCACACAGGTGCTCCTACATTTGGCACAACGGCATTAGATGTATCACAATTCTCAGGTGCTGGGCAAGTTATTGCTGGTGAGGCTTTATCAAAATCAGGAAATACAGTAAACGTAGAAACAGATAACTCTTCTATTGAAGTTAGCTCAGACCAACTAAGAGTTAAAGCATTAGGTGTTACAGACGCTATGTTATCTGGTTCAATTTCAAGTGCTAAACTAACTGACCCATTATACTTTACAGACGAAAGTTCTACACAAGGTAATGTAAGATTAGGTGGTACTTTAGAGTTTCTTGCTGGCGAAGGTATCAATACAGTAGCAAGTGGTAATACAATTCAGATTGTTGGTGAGTTAGCAAGTACATCAAACAAAGGTGTTGCTTCTTTCCATTCAGATAACTTTACAGTTACTTCTGGTGTTGTTACTGTTACACAAATTGACGGCGGAACATACTAAGTATGGCAACGATTATTAAACCAAAACTTAGTAGTACAAGTTTAAGTGTTCCTACTACAGGAGATTTAGTAGTCGGCGAATTGGCAATGAACCTTGCAGATGGTAAGTTTTATTCCAAGACAGTAGGCGGTGTAGTAAAAGAAATGGGTGGTTCAGGTAGTGCCATTCTAAATGACATTACAGCAAACGGTAATATTACCAACCAAGACATTATCTTAAATGGTTCTGACTTAGTTTTTGAAGGTAACCTTGCAAATGCATTTGAAACAAATTTAACGGCTCTTGAGCCAACGTCTGACCGAGTGATTAGTTTACCTAACGTATCAGGTACAGTTATTACAACTGGTAACTTAACAACAGACGGAACATCAACAGGTGACGCATTGGTTGGTGAGGGTGACGCTCTCGCTTATGCTATAGTGTTTGGAGGATAATATAATATATGGCTAGTTCATTTAAAAACGCAGGAAGAGCAGTATCGGTGACTGATAATACAGCAGCGAATGTTTACACAGCAGGTACCAATGGTGGTGCTGTAATTCATGCTGTATATATTTCGAATAAACACCCAACAAACTATGCAAACGTAGATGTTAAGGTGACTACAGATGGTGGTAGTACGTTCTATCACATAGGAAAGTCTCTAATTATTGAGCCAGAGAACACTTTAATGTTGGACAAACCTATTAATATGGAACAAAACGACATTATAAGAGTAGTTGCAGAATTAAACTCAGACAGTTCAACTCCGGATGTCGAGTGTTTTGCAAGTATTTTGGAAGTAACTGTATAAACTATTATAAATAATACGTAAGAGGGAAGAACAATAAAAAATGAGTTATTTAATTGCAAAGAAAAATGATACTTCAATTTTTGGTTCAGACCAAGCAGCCTTTCACGGTCTAAGAGTAGAGCGAGAAGGAACAAATGATGGTGTATTAACTTATACTAAAATTTTACTATCTGGTGGCGAGTCAGTTTCACTAGCAGATTACGGTGTACCTTATAATGGAATTGATGACGCAAACAGCGGAGCTTCAAATGCTTACATTCGAGGTTCTAGTGAAGAGTTAGCAGACAGAAGAACACCTGGAAGTAGAAAATATGATGGTGCAAGATTTGACGCTAACAAATTGACATACTACATGAATTCAGAAGGATTTTTAGTAGCAAGATATTTTGCAGATTTTACATATAACACAGGTTCAGCTGGAAACACAAGAAACTGGACGGAGTAATAAAAATTAAAGGATAACAAATGGCAGATTTTGTATTAGGTAGACTAAAATTCGTATGGAAAGGTGATTGGGCAACCGCAACAGCATTCATTGTTGATGACGTTGTTAAATACGGTGGTAATACATTCGTATGTAAATTTAACCATACATCAGCAAGCACTTTCGAAGCCGATTTAACAGCAAGTCCTGTTAGATGGGAAAAGATGGTATCGGGGCAAGATTACAAAGGTGATTATGCAAACAGCACATACTATAAAGTAGATGACGTAGTAAAATACGGAGCAAGTTTATGGATATGTACAGGTGCTCACACAAGTAGCGCAACATTAAACGAAACTAAATTTAACATCTATGTTCCAGGTTTAGAGTTTGAAGACACATGGTCTTCTTCAACTCAGTATCAATCAGGCGACATTGTAAATTATGGCGGTTACACTTATCTTGCACAATCGCAAAATTTAAACGTAGTTCCTACAGACGCAAGTTCTGAGTGGGAAGCTTTAACAACAGGTTTCAAGTTACAAGGCACGTACTCTGCCAGTACAGCTTATAAAACTGGTGACGTTGTTAAATATGGTGGTAACACATACGTATGTAAAGCAGACGGATTAACAGCAGGTTCAAATTTACCAACAAGCACATCACACTTTGACTTATTAGTTGAAGGTATTACACTTAAAGGTGTTTGGAACGTTAACACAGCATATAAAGTTAGTGAATCAGTTCTTTACTTAAACAGTTCATACTTAGCAGTAGTTGATAACAACGGTCAAACGCCAGTAATTGGTGGTGACAGTGGTTATTGGAAACTGTTTACACAAGGTGACCCAGCAGGAATTTTAACCACACAAGGTGACTTAATTATTAGGGACGCCGTTGGCGCAACTAGATTACCCATTGGTCGTGCTGGTGACAGACTTGTTGTAAGTGCTAACGGAAATCAATTAGAGTATCAAACACCTACGGCGTCTAACGAAATTTACGTTGCTCCATCAGGTGCAGATACAAATCCAGGAACAGAATCGCTACCTTACAAAACTTTGAAAAAGGCAGCTTCAGTTGCTCAGACAAATGGTATTTCTCAAATATCAGGAGTTGCAGGTGGTACAGGTGGTACTCCAAACACATACAGAAACGTTGCAGTATCAGGTGGTTCATCATCTGGAACAACTGTTGACGTAGTAACAGACGGCTCTTCAATTGCTCTTGTTACAATCGTATCAAATGGTACAGGTTGGGCAGAAGGCAATACTGCTACAATCGCCGGTGCAAATATCGGTGGTGCAACAGACGTAACATTCGCTGTTGAAACAGTACAATTTGGTGATACAATTCGTATGCAAGGTGGTACTTATGAAGAACAATTCCCAATTATTATACCTAACGGTACAACAGTATTCGGTGACTCATTAAGAGGAACAAGACTTGAACCAGCAGCTGGTTCTTCAACTTCTGTAGCGACAGTAGATACTTTCGGTGCAACAGATTCAAGTAGAACAACAGGAACATATACAAATGTTGTTACAACTTCTGCCGGTACAGGTACAGGATTAAAAGTAACAGTCGTA